ACAATACGATAAATGGAGAACAGCCGGAGATGAAAGGGTACGTGGTACAGACCCGGAAGACACAGCAGATCATACTTATTTGGATGGCCAGATATCCAGAGTAGGAGAAGCATTCAGTAATGGCCTTACCAGACCAGGGGATAGAACAGGGAATATAGCAGAATGGATAAACTGCAGATGTACATTAGTACCATATCTCATGCCGGAAGGATATACTGCTCCACAGGGGATGTCATATTTTTATGAAGAAGATTTAATACCAACTATATAGCAAAGGAAGGAATAAAATGAAAAAGATAAGAGAAATAAGATGTAAAGAATGCGGGGATTTATTATTCAAAGTTATAGATGATCAGTATATAGAAATAATCTGCGGAAGGAAGAAACATAAGACTTTATGGGAAATGCCGGAGCGACCCTTGACAGATAATATTAATGCTGGTAGAATAGTATTAAAATAAAATAGTCAACTAACATTCCTTAATACCTCCTGATGACAGCAGAGCACCTTCGAGAGCCAGAACCACTCGGAAAGATGCTCTGCTTTTTTATTGAAAGGAGATGATAAAATGCCGTTTGGAGATTATACTGATTTTGCAGATTGTGTAGACCAGAATCAGGATAAGGATAGCCCAGAAGGATTCTGTGCTTGGTTACATTATGAAATTACCGGGGAATGGCCGAGCACAAAAAATATAATAAAGAAAGGAGATGAAAATATGCCATTAAAGACCAGAGGGATAGAAGGCTCGTATGAGCAGTTAAGAGAAAAGTTAAGATTACACTTCGAAAAAGACTTCAAAGAATCCTTTATTATTTATACCTTCCCGGATGCAGTTATCCTCAAAGATTATTCCAAAGAGAAAAACTACCAGATTGAATATTCAATAATTGATGGAGAAATTAAATCAGGAGAACCAAAGGAAGTAGAAGCAACCTATATATTAAAAATCTTACTTGAGGAAGCCAAAGCGAATATCACTGAAAAGGGTATGAATGAAGCTTTGAAAGTATATTTATATTACAATGCTAATAAGAAATGGCCAGGAGAAGAAAAGACAGAGGGAACGGAACTAACCGGGCCTATATTTAAAAAGGTAGAAAAGTTAAGGATCGTATATGCAGCAGTATTAGTACCAGGGGAACCAGACCTCGATGCGGAACTTGGAGAAAAGATATTGACAGAAGAAGAGATAGAAGGGGTAGCTCATAAGTGGATGGAGGAATATGGTAATATCGATTATATGCATGGCCTGAATAACGTAGCGAAACCAGTAGAGACCTTCATATTACCAATGGACTGGGAAGTAGAAGCCTTTGGAGAAAAGATGATCCTGCCAAAAGGAACGTGGGTTTTAGCAGCGAAAGTGGTAAACGACACAGCCTGGAAGAAGGTAGAGAGCGGGGAACTAACCGGATTTTCTATTATGGGAATACAGAGTAACGTTTTAAAAAGTATCATGAATAATGTATCCAAAGGGGAAAGGGTAGACAAAGCACTTAACGCAGCCATGAAGAGAGTATTGATTCGGGATTTAGGGAAGGATTGGCTGGTGCCATTTGTTAGTTTAGTAGATGAACCATGCGTACCGAAGGCAAAATTCTTTGCCATTAAGAAAAAAGAAGTACTTCCGGAAGCAGACCCGGAAGATGATGAAATATTATTTAAAAGTGGAGAGAGTATATGGGATAAGATCATGAAGAAATTTAAAAAAGATGACTTGGAGCAGATAGCAGATAATACCATAAAGCTAACCAGAGAAGCTAACAAGGCCGGAAGGAGTATAAGCGATGATACTTTTTCTAAATTAAAAAGTGCGCTTGAAGCATTGCAGGCATTAATCGAGAAGGCAGATAAAGAGAGAAAGCCTGATTATATGAAAGAAAAAAAAATGAAAGGAGATGAATTGGAGATGGAAGAGAAAGATGTAATAAAACTAATCGATAATAGGCTGGACGAGAAACTTAAACCTATTAACGAAGGCCTAAAATCATTACTTCCTAAAGAAGAGGAAGCAGATAAAGCTAAAGAAGAGGAAGGTGATGAAAAAGGTAAAGTAGAAAAGAAAGAGGAAGTAGAGAAAAAAGAAGATTCCAAGGAAGAAAAAGAGGAAGAGGAAGAGGAAGACAATGAAAAAGATGTATTAAAAGCAGAGAATATCTCTCTAAAAGAAACCCTGGAAAAACTTCAGAAAGCTAAAAAGGGCCTAACCAAAGCAGAGAAGGGTCAGGAAGATGGTGAACCCAAACCATATACTATGAAGGACCATTTTAAAGAGCTGGAAAGAGATAGCCTGGGCAGGGCAATACCCAAAAAATCATAAAACAAAAAAAAGAAAGGAGATGATATAGATGTTAAGTCAAGAAGAAATGTTGAAATTAATCGATAGAGCATTAAAAGGCGGGATTGTAGATGTAGATGCTTTAGGAGAAGCTGTACTGCAGCCAGCTAAACTAACCAGATTCGTACGAAAGATGCAGGAAAAGACGGTTATATTACCAGAAGCCAGATATATGCTAATGGAAGCACAAATCGTGCATATAGACAGAATATCCTTTACTGGAAGAGTATTGGATTCTGGAGATGATGCAGGAGGAGTACATCGCACATTATCAGAGAGCGATTATGCAAAACCGACCACAGCAATAAACAAATTAACAGCTCATGAATTCCAAGCTATTGTATCTATTCAAGATAAAGCTTTAAGAAGAAATATCGAAAAAGAAAATTTCGAGGAAACTCTAATAGATTTATTAGGGGAAGCAGTAGGAAGGGATATGGAGGAATTTGCCTTATTTGCAGATACCGACATGAGCTATGCCCAAGACCACGTATTGAGCAAATCCAACGGATGGATAAAACAAGCAGCGAATGCAATCTATGGAGGAGATAAATCAGACTTCGACCCGACACTTGCAACCTATCCGGAGAATATGTTCAATGCCATGTTGGGCGGGATGCCAAAGGAATATCTCACTGATATAGGAGCATGGAGATATTGGGTAAATTGGGATGTGGAGAATGCATATAGGGATTTACTGAAAGCCAGGGGAACCTCTCTTGGAGATAGCGTATATACCACAAACCAGAAACTGGCCTATAAGGGAATTCCAATCGAGAGAGTACCAATGATAGAGAGAGCGAAAACAGAAATACTGGGAGGCCCAGGAGACGTGGCCATGCTCGGATATCCGAATAACCATGTCTGGGGAGTATTCCATAAGGTAACCATCGAAAGGGAAAGGGAAGCAAAGAAAAGACAAACCGACTTCATCCTGACTCTGGAAGTAGATGCTGGATATGAAGACGAGAATGCGGTTATCGTAGCTTATATAGACAAATCTAATCCAGGCTCATAAAAAAAATAGGTAATAAAATTTAAAAAAACGGAGGCAGTATGTAGGAATATATATTGCCTCTTTATTTGAGAAGGAGGAGTTATGTTGGAAATCGGGATTGTAGGATATGGAATAGTAGGGAAGGCAACCCACAAGATATTAGGGGAAGGGAATAATATCAGCATACTTGACCCGGAAAAAGGCTACAAAAACGATATAACCCATTGCGATATTATATTTATTTGTATTAATGAAAAAGACCAGAGTATGGAAAACCTAATATCTTTAATTGATGAATTGGCAAGCCAAAACAAAAAATGCTTATTTGTAATTAGAACCACAGTAATCCCCGGAACGACAGACCAGATGGCTATAAAACATAAAAGAGAATTTATATATATGCCAGAATTTTTAAGAGAGAAAAACGCAGATTATGATGCATACCATCCCGACAAAATCGTTATAGGAACGGAAAGCGAACAGATATTTAAATTAATAAGTGTATTATTTAAAGATGATATCATTTATAAACAAAGGATATTACAAATAAAACCGATAGAAGCAGAGCTGGCAAAATTGGCCTTAAACAGCCTGGCCCTAATTAAAGTAGTATTCGCGGAAGAATTGTATGATTTAGCAAAAGTATTATTTGCAGATTATAATAATATATATAAAGTATTTAAGTTGGACCAGAACATAAATGAAAGGCATTTAAAAGCAAACGAGGGAGGACACAGAGGAGCAGACGGTAAATGTTTGCCCAAAGATAGCAATTTTTTGGTAGAAGCCGGGAAAGAAAAGAGCAGAATGTCATTACTGGAAACAGCACAAATATTGAATAATCTATTTTTAGAGGCTAAAAAATGAGCAAAGAGCAAGAGGAAATCAGATTTAAA